TCAGTCCTTCGTGTTCATCAGGTTTGACATACCTGACACGTCAGCCTTAGCGACCACTGCTTGGACTAGAAGGTAGAGGTCGTCGCCGTCGAAAGGCTTGTGGGCGCGGTCGGTGGGCTTGGCTGAGCTGCAAGTCGAATAAGAGAGTAGAGCAATGATGCGCGACATTAGGGTACTCCCCTTTTATTAAAATGACCCTTACACCAAACTTTGCCCTTGCGTCGGTTGGAATCTACCAGTTCCTGACGGAAACGGATGGAGCGACAAAACGAAAAAAATCACCAAAAGGCGGGTTTTTGGAGATTTCAAAGGCTGTGAAAGCCGCCTTTGAAACCTTGTATGGTGCGGCACCAGGAGTCGACCCCGGGACCTACCGATTACAAGGAAGATGCTTTTTTTTTGTATATCAAAGGGTTACAGCTTTTCTTATTACGTGCCAATGCCCTTGAAGCCACGGCCTGTGTGAGTTCCAGCGTTGTTATTACGTGCGCCGATTGGGGGGCGACGTAGCTAGGTTTATTCCTGACGCAGCTTTCGGCTAGAAAGGCCGATCAAGACGGTCGGGATTTCTCCTGACTTGATAGGGGGTTTCCATAGACTGTTGCTTACGGATTTGATAGCGTCTGGCCATACATTTCTAATGCAGAAATGCGAAGGCTGCGATCTGTCTTCACTCTGGAACTCTCACTACTTCAAGGATTAGACGAGTGATAACAGCGAATTTATTTATTGATTGGGACTCAGCCTCTCGGGTAGCTACGATAAGACCCAAAAAAGACATGCCATTGGCGGCACGACTTTCTTGCACTAGGCAAGCATACGCCGAGCTGCAGGAGAGAATAATAAGCAAGCTGGCGGAAATCGAGCCCAAGTCACCGATAAAGATACTGAAGACTAGAATCTATCATGGCTGGCATAGTGGCACGACTCCCTCCGCCGATAAAGTTGTGTGGGATCAACTTAGATCTCAGTTAAAAGCGGTTTCAAGAAATAGAATTTCTTACTTGCCAGATATAGAGTTTGGGAATGAACTCATATGCAGGGGTGGTCGAAGTCCTATTTATGATACTTTACGAGCAGATCGTAGCAATCCCGGGGCGTCGAGCCAAAAAATGGTAGATACTGCTCTTGTCTCCGATCTTTTAAGTTTTTGTCGCTCTGAAAGCAGCAGCTTCAGGAGAAATGAAAGACCTACTACGCTGGCTATAGTTGTAGGTGATGATGACGATCTTTTACCAGGCGTATTTGTTGCCGAAGCTTGGGGATTGCCGACTTACGTGTTTCGGATCACTCGCGAACACGACAATAGACATTTAAGTACAGATGGAATAATTCATAGGATTTGAAATGAATATAGCACAAACAATCGAAGACATTAAATTGTTCTGCGACCCGTTTACTGAGATTGCTCAAAAACCTGTAGCAGGAAAAAAACGAATAATATTGATTCGGAACGGCAGAGAGCTAACGTTCGATATCGATGTGGAAACGGGTAGAATTTCGGCTAAACATAAAAAAGCCGAATACAAAGATGTTAAAACACTTATTGCGTCAGTTGAGTTTTCGGATATAAAGAGATTTGCGGAAACTCAAAAAAGATTCTTTTCCCAAACAAAGGAAAAGCCTCTTATTGAATCAGAGATAAGCTATAGTGGTAATGACATACTTGCCAAAGATCTTGATGAAAACATAAAGATAACAGAAGGTAAAGTGACGCTGGTTTTGCTCGACGGCCCAGCTGGAGTTGGCAAAACATTTCAAATTACCGAGTTGGCTAAAGCCCAGTGTAAAAAATTTCTCTCAGACAATATTAGCCCCCCAGTACTAATCATATCGAGCAGCGGGCGTCGTTTGTCTAACTTTAAGGACGTTCTTGCAGCTACCACTCAAGAGATGGGGGCATCTTTCACTGGTGCGCATGTCCCTATGCTCGTTAGGCACGGCTTATTGATCGCGGCAATCGATGGTTTCGACGAGCTCGTTGATGCTGATGGATATGAGGACTCATGGCGAGCATTAAAAGATTTCATTGAGGATGTCGGTAATTCAGGCAAGGTGATACTAGCTGCTCGAGACACTTTTCTCGACGAGCAAGAGCTGATATCTCGAATTAGCACTGAAAATGAAGAGGCGATTGATTTAAAGCTTGCACATATAAAACTTGCCACAATTGAAACCGCGATACAATATTTATCCAGTTCTAAGTGGAAGCCTACCGATTTAAGTCGAGAGATTACAGCGGATATATTTTCCAATAATAGCTATGCCTTGCGTCCATTTTTCCTCAGTGTTCTAAGAGATGCCGGTGGGTGGTCAAATGTGAACTCTGAGGGCTTCCGTTCATTCTTGGTAAATAACCTCATTGATCGTGAATCCAAAATGCTTTCAAAGACTTTTGGTACTTTAAATGGTGAGGATGTTGCATCGAGCTTGAATACTCTTTTCGAGGAGGTGTCGTTGGAAATGGCCTCTCGAGAAAACAGTCTGATTGAAATAGATCACTTAGCCTTCTTGACAGACTACTGCTTCAGCGAGCTGCTGGATGACAATTCTCGTCGAAAACTTACGCACAAAGCTGGCAGTATTTCCCTTCTTGAGACTTCCGATATCAAGGATAAAAGGAAGTTTCCTCATGCTGAGGTGCAATATTACTTTCTAGGAAACGCCTTGTTAGCACAGCTAGCTAGGAAAACCATACCTAGCGTTCTGCGTAGAACGATCTTGAGCGCTGAGCATCTTGAAGTGTTTGCCGAAGTTTTCACGCAAGCAGAGCAAACTGCAAAAAAAGCCATGGATTATCTATACGCTACAATCAACGGAGACTCATCTAACGATGGTCTCGCGTCTAATGGTGGAGCGATGGTACTTCTAGGTTTCGCCATGGGGCTAACTGAGCGAATAGATTATCTTGTAGTAAATGATGCAACTTTTGCCGGCGGATCTCCAGTCGGAACACTTCAGGATGTCACAGTAAGTCGATTGGATGTCTGCGGAAGTGATGTTTCAAAAGTTAATTTTGATAAAGTAAAAATTGGAACCTTTGTAGCTAATGAGTTTACACTGTTCGGTAATAGCGTACCGAGTATCGATGCCTTAGAAATTCGAGGTGAAGCGCCTCGGATCGAAAGAGATCCGGCCGAAATTGACACGTTCATTCGCAATCACTTTGCTGATGCGGATAAAGGAAAACTTAGAGAGCACCCTGCAGTGTGTCTGTTGGAAAAGGTTGCTCGTAGATCAGTCAGATACTGCTATCTCCGCGATGGAGACGATGACGAAGGATCTTTTATGCTCCGCGATGAGCATTGGCCTCAAGTGAAAAGCGTTCTACTTGCTCATGGCCGAATGGAAGTGAAGAAGGGTAAGCCGATGCACGGCAGGCCGGCCGCGCTCATGAGAATTAAGCGCCCTATCGAGCTAATCGATTATGACTCCCCGGAAACATTGGGTATTATCGAGCAGCTAATTCGCGAGACCATGTAGTTGCACTTTTTTAATATCAGTGCATGCTTTTTGGCCAATAACTGTCAGGTCACTGAAGGCAGCTATTGGCCGTTTCCTTACCTCCACCTAGAGCGCTGTGTGTCGAAGTTTCCCCCCGCTCGTCGGGCTCTGTTCCGAAGTACCCGTAACGCGCCCTATGTTCAATCGACCCCCACAGAAAAGCCCGCTCCGGCGGGCTTTTTTTTGCCTCTTCTGGACGCCAAAGGGCATGGCCACCACCAAGCAAGGTCTTGAATTAAAGTCTTAAGCTTCGTCAGTTCCCCGCTACGTCTGAGAAGCGTTGACCAGCGGGACGCTGAGATCGTAGACATCCATCATTGCTCCGTCCCGATGACCGCTGGCCTCCTGTTTATCCGCCCTATTGCCCGCCGTGTCGGTGATACCACGCCGCTTAAGGTCATGCAGGCCAAACCGCTGCTCGACCGTTATGGTGCCGTCCTCAATGGCCGAGGTGATGAATCGTTGCCAGGCCGTATCCAGACTGGATTTACGTAAAGCACCACCATGGCTTGCCACGATGATATAGCGTCGATCGGGACGAATCGGAAGGACCGTTGATTTGCTGGCCCACACCTTTGCCCGGTAGGCCTTCGCTCCCTCCCAGGCGGCCCGCAGGCGTGGCGTCCAGCGGACAATATTGTCCCGGCTGCCCTTGCGCCGGTTGGTCATAATCCCTTCGTCCAGTTCATGGGCATCGGTCAGGGTGATAGTCTCAATGCCCCGCAAGCGACAGAGGTAACCGATCTCCATCACGTAGCTCAGGTACTCCGGACAGCCGCCTTTCTCGTTCCTGGCCAAGCGCCCGAACGCCAGTGCACGGTCGACCAGCGCTTCCATGACCAGGTGTTCCGGCAAACGCCGGCGCTTGCGCTCCACAGGCGCTTCAATTCCCTGCGCGGGATTGTTGTCGAGGTAGCCCCGGTTGCGACCCCACTGCAGCACCCGGCGCAGGTATCGCAGGACATGCGCCGCTTTGGACGGCGTGCCTTCGTCGGCCAGGCGATCAACAATCCGCTGGATCAATGCTGCGGTGAATTTCTTCACCAGCAGATCCCCCAACGGTTTGCCCAGCCGGGTCGGTATGCCGAGCAAGACGTCTCGCGAATAGCAGTAGTCGCTGTGAGTCTTGAGGCTGAGTCGCTTGTAACGATCGCTCAGATGAAACTGCGCGCAGACGTAACGCAATGTGCCTTTATCGACGCCCGAGGTTTGCTCCATTATCTGGTGCAACTCGGCCAGGCTCACGTCAGCCGGTGCCACATTGCGCCGGCGCTGTTTGCCGGTCTCGTCGTAATGCAGCGTGTACCAGACGCCGGCGTTGCGATGATCAAAATAGATGGCCGCTGGAAGAGCGGCCTGGTCAATGTGTGGGGGGATGTGCGGATTATGCTTCCGCTTACGCGCTTTCCTCATAGGATATCGGTGTCATAACTCTCTGAAGTTACAGACTCTATGCCCGCAGCGTGGTGGATGAGATCCAGCGTCGTCCACGGACCAGTGCGCCCCCGGAACATGCGGATCCCCTGAGTGATCAGCGAGCGTTCGACGTCGGAGCGGCGTTGGTAGCCGGTGATGCGCTGCAGGTCCTCAAAAGTGAGAACATTGCTTGTTTGGGAGTTCATGATTGCTCTCTATCTCAAGCAGCAATCAGGGCAGTGTAACGTCCCGCCCTGATGCTCAAAGCCAGAACCTGAAGGCTCAATTACTGGGGGAGGGGATGGCGAGAATGCTGGCCAGAACGCGCATGTCGTTGGCGCTCAGATCACCTTGGGTAGTGGCCTGTGTGGCCAGGCTTTCAAGTCGCCCGCGAGCGTGCGGAGTCTTGTGCACCTGGTAACTGATCAATGCTGCGCCGATCAGGGCGATAGTCAGCAGGTTTTGGGATGGTGTGCTAGCCTTTGGATCGCTGCTGCTTGGGTGTTCCGTCTTCATCACCGTACTCCTAGTAGTGGTTGGTACTGGGGAGCTGCAACTCCTCAGTACCGTTCTTTTGCTGACATCGTTGCCGTCAGTTTCTTATGGCTGCAGTCCTGCCCTGCGCACCAGGTGAATCACCAAGTCTTCCAGATCGACCAGATCTTCCGTCTCTGATTGCCATTCCAGCACCGCCTGGATCTGATCCCGGCTGCATTCCAGTACTAAAAGCTCCTGCTTTGTGGTGCTCCGAACTTCCAGAATCTCTACCAGGCCATCAGCGCTGTATGCCTCGGCATGTACCAGTTGGTTTGCTTCGCCGATCCAGTCGTGCAGTTCTTTCAAATGCTTGAGCTGCTTCGTAGCACCTTGCCAACCTTCGCCCGTGATGACTTGAATGTGCATATGTGTTTCTCCTCGCGGTAGTGATCAAGCGGCTTGAAAAATCCAGCACCGCACGGTTTTCGGCTTATCGGCGGCGTCGATATCCCAGGACGAACACACGTTGCGGTTTGTCTCGATGAACTTCGGGCACTTGCTGGTTTTTAGGTGACGTTTGAGTTCGGCCAGATCCGGGACCTTCTGCCGCTTGTTCGCCGCAGCTTCGGCAAAGTCGTTCAGGTTCACCGCAATCAGCCCCTCATTACGAGAGTGGTTCAACGCACCAGCGTGGCTGTTCAGGTACTCGTAAAGCTCCCAGAACTCAACGACCATCGGGTGATCAGCGTTGATTGCCAGTTGTCGCTCTTTGGCCATGCTTTGAACCTCGGCATGGGCTGCGTCAACCTGGTGTTGCTGCAGTGGCACGACATGTACCAGGGCGTCGACCAGCGCATGCAACTGGGCGTGGTTCTTGGCAATACGCACCGTGCGGATCTCGGGCAACTGCAGCAGCCGCTGTTCATAGAGCGGCACACTCGCTTTCACGGTCTGCATCACTTGCGCTTCCCGGGTTGTTGCCATCAACAGAAAGCCACTCACCTTGTCGACTGGCATCTGCTCGAGCTCTTCCACCAGCAGTTTGGTTTTGGCTGTCTGGCCGTCCTTTGTCATGCCGACGTGGGCTATCCGCTGCAGGATGGGCTCCGAGGCGTTCACAGCATGGTTTTGGGCGAACACAAAAGCACCGCGGAACGGCGGTTCCCGCGTGTCGTTGCCGTTGTTCTTGACCCCGGTCGACCGGACGCTACGGCCGTTGTAAGCGGTTTTCAGCTCGTCCCAGTCGTACTGCTTAGTCGCGCTGCCATCGGTCTTTTCCCGTTCGGATTCGATCAGCACGACCGGGAGGTTGCCGACCTGGGCGAAGTTACGAGCGCGGGCGACCGGTGTGCCCTTGGATGGGTCAAAGCCTTCGTAGTCGAGGCGACCGAGCAGCTTCCATAGAAACTCGATCAGCGTGGACTTACCCGCACCGGCTTCACCGACCACCTCAAGAAACAGGTAGCTCTTCTGATGTTGCCGGATCTGCTCCGCGAACAATGCTCCCAGCCAGTACGCCAGAACGACGATTCCTTTGGCCCCAAAGCACTGCCACAGAATGTCGAGCCAGCGCGTTGTGAACTTGTTTAGATCGGTGTTGATGTTCAGCGTGACGGACTGACTGAGCGTTTTAATGCTCAGTTTCTCCATGTCGAAAAAGTCTTCCTCGTTCAGTTTGTAAACCTTGCCGTCGCGCACGGCCACGTCGCCGTAAACGTAGGCACCGTGTTCGCGGGTGTAGCCGGTGAAGTCGATTGTCTGCACGGTCTTGAGCGCGTTTGTCTGCTCCTCAATGAACGCGTCCAGTTGCTGCGTGGTGCCGGTGAACATCCCACCGGGTGCGATCCCGAGCAGTCGTTTCTTAAACTCGGCGGACGAGGCGATCTGCGAGCTGGTAAAGGTGTTCTTGATCGGCGCGGCGTCGTGGGCAAACGTGATCCGGAAGTAGTACCAGGACTCGTCGGTTAGCTTGTTCTCCTGGTAGTACAGCGCCTTGGGGTTGCAGGTGGCAATCCGCTGAATCGCGCCGCACTGCTGCATGGCCTTGGCCCGGCGCTGCTTGTCGTTCAGTAACTGATCGTCCTGATGCTCGCTGTCCTCGAGGTCTTGCATGGCCCGGTTGAATTTCTCCAGATCGAGCTTGAACCAGTAGAGGCGGTTACCGAACTCAAGGTGGAATTCACTACGGCGTTTCCAGTCGAAAAGCACCAACGCCTTTTCCGTTGCGTTATCGGCGATCAAAAGGGCACCGTGGTGCCTGGCAACAGTCAGGTCCTTCTGGGTCTGCTCGGTCCGTTTGTCATCCTCTTCTATGGCCCACCAACGCTGATGCAGATCGTTCCAGTCGACCTTGCGACCGTCACGCTGGGGGATCTGGGCCGCCTCGCAGACAAAGCCCAGTTCTCGCGCCTGACGAACCCAGCGCTTGGTGTACGCGTGTGCGCCTGGCTCGTTGTCCAATGCCCACACTAGCTTCGGTAATTTGCCTTCACGGTCTTTGGCGAGGCGCTTCAATGACTCGTCAGGAAATGCATTGGACGACATAGCGGATACTGCTGCCACGCCGTGATGCACCAGCGCGATGGCATCAAAGATCCCCTCGACAATCCAAAGCTCTTTAACGTCCAGCAGCTCGACACATGGGGGGCACCACCACACGCCTTTGTAGCTTTCGCCTGGTTTGAAGCGCGCCTTCATCTTCCCGAACCGGGCTGGGCGGTCAATCAACCGCTCCCAGTAGCCACCTTTATCGAGTGCGAACCGCACTGTGGCGCTGCCAGCGTCATGTTGGGACGAAAAGAAAGTGTCCTGAGTGAACCAGCCGGTGATCAACGACATGTCGAAGCTACGTGCAAACTCCATGTAGGCGCGAGCCGTTGCGGTAGGGGCATTATCGGTCGTGGGCGCGCGCTTGCTCCAATCCTCAAAAAGGTCGTCGTAAATCTCTTTGACGTGCAGCGTGTGACCACACTTCTCCTGCCGGCCGCAAATCAACTGCCAAGGGCTGTCAAAGCGGGTGTAAAGCTCCTTTTTGTTGCACTTGGGGCAGGTGCCGCCGCGCATATAGTTGGTTGATTTGCGGAGCTTCAATCCGTAGTCGGACTGAATGCGCTGCAGAACGTCGTGGCGTAGATCGTCTCTCATGAATGCTTCACTGCTTTGAGGCTTTGGCTCAGGGCTGCCATAAGGCGTTTTTGCGCTGCCATAACAGGGACGTGGGCGAGAATTGCGCCATGGCGTTGGCCGTCCGCTACAAAGCGGTATTGGTCGTCGTACCAGTATTCATTGAGCCTCAGGCGGTACTGTTCACGCAGTGCTTCAAGCAGTGCTTGAGCCTCTGCCTGGGGCAGTTGAGCGGTGACGATCACGGCGTTGGCCATCGTTAAACCTCGAATTTGGGCGCAGCTCACCCATACCCACTGGAGTGGGGCAGGCAATGTTTGGGGGTGTTTAAGTGGCGGGGGGGACGGGTTTGCCGTGGCCGGCAGCGATCAGGTGTTCGTAGATCAGATGAACAGGTACAGACCAAGCGAGCCCACGAATGGGATCACTGATCACTACTGTCATTTCTGCGCTTGCCTGAAGGTCTATACGCTGGCGACCGATGACTGCCAGAACGTTGCTGTAGGCCTGGTGCACCAGATGGTTTGCAAAAGACTCTTTGACCTCAAAGCTTTCGACCAGGTGATCGGTCGTTCGACTGAGCAGTTGGCCCAGATCGCCCAAATGCTCGCCCTGATGGCGCTCGATAAATGCCTGAGCTGCAGCGCGGATGGTCTCTTGATAATCCATATCAGCTGGTACGTTGTTCATTTTTCAGTCCCTGATTTAGCGCGGTACAGGTCGATAGCTGCCAACACTTCCGCATGACGTGCAGCCATGTGCAGGTTGTGTGCATTGAGAATGTGCTCGGCCTCTGCTGCACTTATGTAGCCGTCGGCAAGAGCCTTGGAGATCTCCAGGTCGACGCATCCACGCTTTGCCGCCGCTTGAATGGAAAGGGCGTACATCTCGACGTTGTCCAGCGAATCGGGATCAGCCACCGGAACGAACAGACCGCCATACATGGACGCCACGTAGTTAGCCAAATGCTGGGTACCGGCTTCTTGCTCCAGTTGGAACAGCTGCGCGTCATTCAGTGGCCTACTGTTGTTGTTCTCGTAAGCGTGGTTATCAAACTTCTTCAATGCCAAGCCGATACGAGCAGCTGCGCACTCACGTCCGCCTGGATAACTGCAGATGATCGCGCTGACTACTTCACGGCGTGTCTTTAGAACTGGGCTTTTCATGTTCTGCTTTTCCCTGCTGATGTGTGCCATTACCTTGTAATCACGCCGTCTTTGATCCCGAGGAGGACGGCAGCTCGATGTGCCTCCCCACATCTACATCGGCTCTGGCCACTCAGCACTGCGTACACTGTGCTGGGATTCAAATTGTGCTGCAGCGCAAATCCTCTGGCCGTCTGGCCACGACGCTCAAGAGCTTCACGTGCAGCTATACGGGCTTGCTCGGTGATGGTGCTGTTCGGCATAGTGCAATTCCATGCATTTTCATGTGGTGTGGAATGCAGAATGATGCACATACGTGCATTTGTAAAGCCATTGGATGAATAATTTTGCACTCTTCTGAAGAGATCGGCTCGCGACTGCGCGAAGAGAGAATGCGGTGCGGACTTACTCAAGAGCAGGCCGCCAAAGCGGCTGGCGTTGTGAAGCGTACTCAAGCGAACTACGAAGCCGGGTCGAGCGACGCGCCGGCAATGTATCTGAGCATCGTTGCACGTGAGCTGAGCTTCGACGTCATGTACATACTCAACGGCGTCCGAACTACGCTCAGTTCTGGTGAACTCAGCGAAGTTGAGGACCAGATGATTCAACAGTATCGAGCAATACCTGAGCACGACCAGCATGCGATTCGACGTTTTCTGAAGGCCATGGCTGATGACGCGAAAACGCATATACGATAATGCGTGAATGATTTCTCCCGGCCCCCACAAAACAGTAATGCCATAGCCGATAAAGCCTCCTCCCCTATGTATTTCAAGGAGTTAAGGCATGTCAGATATGACAGACGTAGCGTGTGATTCTCGTAACCTGAGCTATACCCGGGAGTACATGCACGGCCTTGAGGAGCAACAGATTATTCAAGGTTTTCGCCGCTTGACTGATGATGAAAAGCGCAGAGTGCTGCGCCTCGTAGATCTGTTGGTTTGTCACCCTGAATGTGAAGAGGATTAATCCGCTGATCGCCGGCCTAGTCGGTCGGCGGTTCTCACTTCAAGCGACGGCTTTCCGTCCCAGCTGCTCAAACAGTTCTTTCTGTTTGTCAGGTGTCAGATCCCGTAACCGATCAAAAAGCATCACGTCCAGCTGCTGCCCGGACGGCCTGAGCGTGTGCGAAAACGTCAGGTTGGCCACCCATGTATGGCCGCAACTGGCGTCCAAGCATTGGCAGTACAACTTCACATACGCCCTCGTCACTTCCTCCCGTGAGCTGATCCGTCCCTTGTGCCCGCATGTTGTGCAATAAATCCGCATGTTCCCTCCCCAGGGCCATCCTATGGCTACTATTTTGCCATATCTGTAATGGCATTATCTGTGCTTTCGGTCATATCAAGCCGTTACAGATGTGTCCGGCAGCGGTTTCCAGGCGAACCGCCTGTCCTCTCGCAAAGTCGCATTGGCCTGGTCAAACAGCTGACAGATCGGCCTGATCTCGTTGCTGGTGTAAACGCGATCGATCTTCTCGATGTCACCGAATCCGCCACTGTTCTCCGGGATGATTCCGGCCAGGGCCGGGTTCATGCGCCAGGCCGCGATCACGTCATTGCGCGTGATGTTCTTCACCTTTTCCAGTTCGTCCTTGGCCTGGAAGTCGCCCACCGGGATGATCTGAATGGCCTTCTCGGAACCGCCTGGAATGTTGACGAACATCGATCGGAAGTTGCCCACGCCTTTGCTGGCCGTGATCTGGGCACGCAACTCCTCTTCGTCCTCCTCGGTCAGGTTCGGGTCGTTGGTGTAGAAGATGTATCCCGCGTGAGCGCCGTTGCTGTAGTAGCGCCGGCGAAACAGCGTTGCGGCTTCGTTGAGCAGCAGCGCCTGCAGACCGCCCAGGTACTCAGGCACGCCATAAATGTTCTGCTCTACGTCGTAGTTGAGGACGTGCTCGATCTCGTCGGCGTCAAACTCGGTTTCCTTACCGTTCTGTTCCAACTGGACGAACCCACCGTCGACCTTGACCCGCATGTTGATGGCCGGCAGGTGTCGCAGCTCCAGAATCTGGCCCAGCAGGTTGGGCACCCGATAGAAGTACGCTTCGCCAAACACCATGAAGTCCAGCGCAGCCCGACTCATATCGGCCACTGACAGGCCGGCTGAAGGGATGAACTCACGCAGCAGCAGATTGCGTTTGAACCCTGGTATCGCGCCGTGGTGTGCGTTGGCTTTGAGCAGCTTGGCCAGCCCCCTGCGTGAGACTGGCGGCGTGAAGATGCGACCGTCGTCGCTGGCGAACACGCCCAGGTACTGCGCGATGTTGTCGGTCAGCACTGATTCCGGAGCACCGAACGTGAATGCACGCATGGGCCGTTGCGCCGGTTTTTCCTGCTGCAGGGTTTTGGGTTTTGCCATGGGAAGTTGATCCAGTGAGTGCGTAGCGACTGCGCCGCTTTTTGTCCGTGTTGAGGGGTTCGTACTGCAGGGCGTGCATGACCGCCCAGGCCACGTCCGCGTGACCTGTCGCGTCTGTTCGCGACGCGCTATAGGTCACCTGGCCGCTGGCGGTTGTGCCGCGCTTGATTGTCAGGAAGGCCTGGGCGATATCGTTCCAGCCGGCGTCCCACTCGATGCGGCTGCCCTGGATGGTGTCCTGCGCCTTGAGCACCAATAGGTTCTTGGTTTCCAGGCTGTAGTGGATCGAGGTCGCACGCGGGTAGAAGTCGCGCACCAGGTCGAAGACGCCGTAGCCGATGCCGGTCGTGTCGATCCCGATGTGCTGTACGTTGAAGCGCTCGGTCAGCTTCTTGACCTGCTCGGCCTGGTACTTGAACGACTGACCACGCCAGCTGTGCTTCTCAAGAATGCGGAACTTGCCGCCGTTCTCCAGCGGCGGTGCGATGACCACGCACGTCGCATCGTCGCGTGTCCGGCTCGGGTCGTAACCGATCCAGACCGGGCTGTTGCCATACGGGCGAGGGTCGTCCGGGTCGAAGTCGGCCCACAAAGACAGGTCCGAATAGCAGCGCTCCAGATCTGCCAAGGAAAACGCGCTCTGGCTGCTGTCGATGAACTTGCACATGAACAACTGCTGGAACTTGTCCTCGTCGTACTCCAGTTGCAGCTGCTCGAGGTCGAACAGATCGCAGCCACCGGCGATCGCGTCCAGGATGGTGATGACCTTGCGCCACTGACCGTCCGGACACAGCGCGCCGGCAGAGATCTGCTTATCGCTCGGCCATGGCTCCTTGGCGTTCTTGCGCTTGCTGTTGCGGAACTTCTCGCCTTGCCAAAACGGATAGGCCTGGTGCGACACGGCGCTGGGCGTGGAGAAATAGGTTTTGCGCCACTTCTTATGGGTCGCCATGGCGCTTGCCACGGTGTTCAGTTTCTCGAAGTCGCGGATCCAGAAATATTCGTCAACGTACACATGGCCATGGTGACCCTGCGCAGTGCTGCTGTTGGTACTGAGAAAGCGCAGCTCGGCCCAGGGCTTGCCGTCCTTGCTGAGTACGATCGGGTTGCCGGTCAGCTCCAGGCCAAACCACGCCTGGGCAAAGGCGATGATGTAGCTGCGGAAAATCTCGGACTGGGCGCGGCTGGCCGACAGGAACACCTGGTTATCGCCGGTCAGCACCGCGTCCATGAAAGCTTCGCCGGCGAAGTAGTAGGTCAGGCCCACCTGGCGGCTTTTGAGGATGTTCCGGATCCTGGCGGTCAGCGGGTTCTGTTTCGCGGCGAACAGCTCTTTCTGGTAGCCGTACATTTTGCTGATGAACTTGTCGAGAAAGTCCACTTCGCGCAGCTCGCTGACGTCGTTCTTAACCTTCTTTTCCCGCTTCTTGCCGTCGCGCTTGCCACGCTCCCGACGCTCACCGCGTTGATCATCGCGGCGATGGCCATCGTTGTCCTGGTCATCACGGATCGGCGCAGCCACCGGCTTTACACACTGCTTAACCAGTCTTTCGCGAACAGTCGTCAACCGGTCCAATTCGTCCAATTCGCCCTTGGTCAGCGAGTCGGCTTTCTCCAGAAGCAAGGTGATACGCCGGCTGACGGCAGTCAGCGGTTCTTCATCCGTCAGCATGTCTTCCCAGCCACCAACGCGGATCCAGTGGTACACGATCCGGATGTTGGGCAGGTTTAACTGCGCCTGAATTTCCTTGGCCTTGTGACGGCGTAGAAACAGGCGTTTGGCGGCTTCTTTGACTTCGGTTGAGTAGTACATGGGCCGCAGTCTATGCGGCGAAAACGCGGAAAACGTGCAGTTAAAATCCGTGTTTCTCCTATAAATCAAATATAGGAGAAGCGCGAAAGTAAACCGTTTGTTGGAGGCGTTGCGGCTCCCTATCTTGGGGCCTCAACTTACCGATGAGCGCAGTTCTTCCCATGCCCCGTTCCCTTGTCAGCTTTTGGAAACGCGTCGCCACCAGCGGTCCTACCGTCGATGGTCGCGTCATCACGCCCCAGGAACTGCGCGACATCGCCGAGACGTACAGCACTACTACTTACACGGCCACCATCTGGTCCGAACATGACCGCTGGCCAGGCTCCTACGGCACCGTGTTTGCCGTGCGCCTGATCGAGGACGTCGAGGGTCTGGCCCCCGGCCAAGTCGCGCTGGAAGCGCAGTTGAAGCCCAATCAAAAGCTGCTGTGGCTCAACGACCAAGGCGAAAAGCTCTTCACCAGCATCGAGATCATGCCCGACTTCGCTGGCACCGGCAGGGCGTACCTGACCGGCCTGGCCGTCACTGACGAGCCTGCGAGCCTGGGCACTCAAGAACTCTACTTCTCCCGCAACCCCGGCAACCCCGGTAAGCGCGTGCATTACGCGGCGGCCGTCCCGCTGGGTTCGATTGGTGAAGACGAACCGCAGGGCGAGGTGGCCAAGCTGTTCAGCCTGTTCACCGGCCTGTTCAAGCGCTTTGGCATTGAAGAGGTGCCAGCCGAAACCACCCCGCAAACCCCTATAGAGAGCAAACCCCCAATGGATGAAGCTACAGCCAAAGCGCTGCAGGCCTTGATCGAACAGCAACTGATCGTCACTGCCGGCATTCAGGCGCTGATTGACAGTTTCGCAGAGGCACCGCCGGCACCCGACCAGGCCCCGATCGACGACGTACAGACGGCGGTCGATGACATCGTGGCCACCGCCGAAGACGAAAAGCAGTTGAGCCGCAAGGGCTCGTCCAACGCCGCAGTGCTGGCCGGCATGAACAAGCTGCAGGCGCAATTCAGCGCGTTGCTGGACAAGCCGGAAGGCCGCCACCTGTCACGCACCACTGGTGCCGCTGACCCTAAACCGAAGCGGGTACTCTGACATGGCCCAGTCACTGAGCGCATTCGGCGCGAAAATGTTCGCGGCCCTGCAGGTTTCCCTGGCTGAGTCTTACGGTGTCGAGTTGGCCAGCAAGACGTTCAGCGTCGAGCCATCGATTGCCCAGGAACTCAACGAGGCGATCACCCACAAGTCCGATTTCCTGCAGCGCATCAACGTCATCGGCGTGACCGAGATCAAGGGTCAAAAGGTTTTCCTGGGCGTGTCGGGTCCTGTGACCGGTCGCACCAACACCAAGACCACCGATCGCGAAGCCAAGGATGCTTCGGCGCTTGATGACAGCACCTACGAGCTGTTCTCGACTGAATCTGACGTCAGCCTGCCTTACGCCAAGATCGACGCCTGGGCCAAGTTTCCGGACTTCCAGCAGCGCTACTCCGCTGCTGTGCAAAAGCAGATCGCACTCGACCGTCTGATGATCGGCTTCCATGGCCTCAAAGCCGCACCGCAGACCAGCATCACCGAATTTCCGATGCTGCAGGACGTGAACAAGGGCTGGCTGCAGATCGCTCGCGAGCAGATCCCTGAACAGGTTCTGAGCCAAGGCCTGGAAGCGGGCAAGGTCAGGCTGGGCGAAGGTGGCGACTACGCCAACCTCGACGCCCTGGTGCATGACACCAAGCAGATGGTCGACGAGCGCGTTCGCGATGGCGGCGACCTGATCGCAATCATTGGCAGTGATCTGCTGGCAGCCGACAAGGCCAAGCTTTACGCCAAGCAAGGCGACGTGCCGACCGAAAAAGAACGCATCGAAGACGCTCAGGTCATCGCGACCTATGGCGGTCTGCCAAGCTTCAGCGTGCCGTTCTTCCCGGTCAACGCCGTTGTGGTCACCAGCTTCGACAACCTGTCGATCTACTTCCAGGACTCCAGCTGGCGCAAGCAGACCGTTGATAACCCGAAGCGCTCCCGCGTCGAGGATTACAACAGCCGTAACGAAGGCTATGTGATCGAGCAGTTGGAAAAGTTCGCCATGACCGAAAACGTCGAATTGGTGAAAGCATGAGCCTGGCACTGGCGCACAAACGCCGCTTGATCGCAGAAGGCCCAGCGGCTGCGATCGCCGGTGCCCCAATGGCTTATTCGGCGGACACCGCGATGTCCAGCCCTGCCAATGCACGCAAGCACTTGAAGTTGATGGAAGACGCGCTGGCGGGCGATCTGGAGCGCATCAGCGCGATCAACAGCCACTCGCTGCGCCAGTTGCTCAAGCGTGACGAGTTGCTGCCCAAATACCTGGAGTACGTACAGCGGTATCGCGATTCGGAATTGAATTTCCAGAACTCGGTGTTGGTGTACGTCCTGATCTGGCTGTTCGACACCGAGCAGTTTACCCAGGGCCTGGAGCTGGCCGATTTCGCCATGTCTCAAGGGCAGGCACTGCCTGAGCGCTTCAACCGTGACATTCCGACCTTCGTTGCAGATGAGGTGATCGATTGGGCCGAGGCGGAATTCAAGGCCAGGCGCAGCCCTGAGCCCTACGTTTCCAACCTACTGCCCCGTGTCGACGGCGAATGGCAGCTGTTCGAGCGCATTCCTGCTCGTTATCACAAGTTGCTGGGAATGATCGCGCTGCACCGCAAGGACTGGCCTGTAGCAATTCACCACTTCGAACGGGCCGAACAGCTTTACGAAAGCATCGGCGTAGGGACGCGCCTGGCTGACTGCCGCAAGGCACTGGCCAAGGCACAAGCCACCGAAAACGCCGGCAACGGCACCGAATAACCGACTACCCCCCCCGGCGAGAAACTGTGGATGTGAGCCAACCATTTTATGGCCCCTGACCCACTGAAACAGTTTTCCCGCCCCTAATACAAAAAGCCCCGCACTGGGCGGGGCTTTGTGAGGCACAGATGTTTAACGGATCACTGCGAGAGCTTATCTATCGCCATCTTCCCCTCGGGGAAGGTCGCGGTGACTTCCAAACTACTGCCTCCCAGAACATGGACGCACTCCCTCAGTGCTATGACGTACCGGTCAGCGACTTTCAGCGCTGCCTTGATCGTCGCCACATGATCACCTTGGGTGCGCATAAACATAAGCGCCATTGCGTGTGCGTCCTCAAGTCTTCTATCGGAGAGCTGCTGCTTACGCCTGGCAGCGGTCTGGCGCGCCTTAAGCCGCTCTTTCATAGAAACAACCTTTCCTTGTTCGTCGGTCATGTTGAGCAGTCCTCCTTGGCTTGTGGGGAAAGTGTATGAGCTTTTCCGGAAAACCCACGGTGCTGGTAGACGAACGGATCGGGAACGATGGTTTTTGGCCCGACCTATCGATAGCCGAGTTTCAGAAAGGTTACCGCCTGCCGGCGGAGTACCTGGTAGAGATGCTGGCTGCCGATCTGAACATGGCCATGGTCGAGGTCAATACCGACCTGGCCAAGTTAAAAGCGCGCTGGCAGGGCGCTGGCGTGTCCAACGTTGAGTCCGCAGACACCACCGTCCTGCCAGAGCGCAACTTTCAAGCGGCGACGTACAAGCGCGCCGTGTACAGCCGAGCGAAAGCCAGCTTGCTGACCCAGTTCGCCACGGTCAGTCGTCGCGAAAGCGCCGAAAACTTGGGCAAGGAACTGCCAGAGCGCTCCGAAACCTTCCTCGCTTTCAGCCAGGCTGCTGTGCGGTCGCTGCAGGGCCGTGGCCGCATCACGGCGGCGCTGCTGTGATCAAGCTCAAGGCGTTGACCGCCTACCTGCTCGAGCGCCAATTGGTCGCCCCTGAGCAGCTCGACAGCTGGACCGACCAGGTGCAGGTCGAGCTGGTCTGGAAACCTGACACCCAAGGCATGCACATGGGTGACATGAACTACGGCGCGACCATCTCGATCGAGCGATTCGCGGATCACCCGGCCCGTCTGTTCGCCCTCGTTGGCAGCTGGCTGGAAACCCACGACCAGGACCGCGACGGTCTGCCGAACGTGGTGTTCGATGTGGTCATGCTCGACAACGACCTGGCTGACGTCGACATCAAGCTGCAGTTCATCGAGGCGCAGTACCTGGCCGAGGATCCTGCCGGCGAGATCGAGGCCTTTGGTAGTACCTGGTCGTTCGTACCGTTCGAACTGTGGGTGGCTGAGAGCGGCGAGGTGACCGGTCATGGCCTTTGATCTGGACATTCGCGGCATGCTCGAAGCCCAGGACCTGCTGGCTTTGATGGAGCTTCCGACGCCCAAGCGCAGACGTCTGTTGAACAACGTGGCCAAGCGCGTGCGCAGCCTGAGTCGCCAGCGGATCCGCAACCAGCAGAACCTGAATGGAACCCCGTTCGCTGCCCGCAAGGACACGTCCAAGGGCAAGAAGAAGATGGAAGCCGGCCTGGGCAAGCTGCTCGATGTCACCCGCCTGACTGGTACCGAAGCCGAACTGGGCTGGCGCAACACGCTGACCCGCTGGGTTGCCTCGCAGCAACACAACGGCGTGTCCGAGCGGCGCACCGCCGCACAGATGCGCCAGTGGAACAAGGTTCCGCCGGGCACCGCCGCTACCGAAAAACAGGCCAAGAGCCTGCGCCGTCTGGGTTTCAAGACCCGTCAGGAAGGCAAAAAGACCCTGACCCGCCCATCCGTGGCGTGGATCCAGCAACACCTGAACTACGCCCGGGCGGGATTGCTGATCCGCGTCCTGGAAGACGAACGAGCCGAATCCACCGGTGCGCAAAGCTGGAACATCCAGCTGCCTGCGCGTCAGTTCCTCGGTGCCAGCGACAGCGAAACCAGCCAACTGGTGAACCTGGTGCTGCAACAAATCCTTAATTCACCCCGCTAACGAGGCACCGCTTTATGGCACTCGGCAAAGTCAGCGTTAACAATCTCAACCTCGGCCAGGGTGCCGTGAGCGAGATCGAACGCTATTTCCTGTTCATCGGTCCCGCTGCCAAGAACGTCGGCAAGCTGGTCCCGTTGGACACCCAAAGTGATCTGGACGTCCAGCTGGGCGTTGCGGACAGCGACCTGAAAACCCAAATCCTGGCAGCGCGCAGCAACGGCGGCGATCGCTGGGCCTGCATCGCCGCTCCGATCGCAGGCGAAACCACCTGGCAACAGGCGCTTGAGAGCGCGACCCGCAGTTATTCCTTCGAGGCGGTGGTGATCGTCAACCCGGTTACCACTCAGGCCGAGCTGTCAGCGATGCACGTTGCTGCCAATGACCTGAGCAACAAGCTGGGCCGCCGTGTCTTCGTGCTGGCGGCCACTGCCGGCATCGCTCCGCAGCTGAGCTGGAGCGCTTACGTCGTCGAGCAGAAAACCATTGTCGACGGCCTGGCTGCGCCTCGCGTTCTGCCGGTACCGCAACTGCACGGCAATAACCTGGGCGTGCTGGCCGGTCGACTGGCCAATGCCGCCGTGAGCATTGCCGACACTCCGATGCGCGTTGCCACCGGCGCGGTCCTGGGTCTGGGCGCTGAACCCAAAGACATGGACGGCATCCCGCTGAGCACTGCGGTGATTTCGCAGCTCGACGCAGCGCGTCTGTCTGTGCCCCAGACGTACCCGGACTATCCGGGCACCTACTGGGGCGACGGCAACATGCTGGACACCCCTGGCAGTGACTTCCAGGTGATCGAGAACCTGCGTGTCGTCGACAAGGCAGCCCGTCGCGTGCGCGCTCTGCTGATCCGCTACGTGGGCGATCGGACCCTGAACAGCTCGGCCAACAGCATGGCGACCACCACTTCCAAGCTGATGGCCCCGCTGCGCGCGATGGCCAAGTCCACCAAGTTCGCCGGCCAGGTGTTTCCGGGCGAGATCGAGCAGCCCAAGGACGGCGACATCGTACTGACCTGGACGAGCAAAACCTCTGTCGTGGCCTACCTCAAGCTGCGCCCCCTCAACTGCCCGAAAGACCTGACCGCGAACATCGCGCTGGACCTTTCCGTTACGGATTCGGAGTAACCCATGGCCGCAAAAATTGGCGGTAAGAACTTCGACGTGAACCTGGGCGATCTGCTCGTTCACGTCGAGGCCGGCACCATCGACATCACGGACAACAGCACCGTGGCCCAGACCAAGGGCGTGCCCAACGGGCACGTCGACGGCGATGTCGCTGCAGCCGGCGAACTGGAGCTGGACACCACCAACTTCAATCTGCTCATCGAGCAGGCCAAGACTGCCGGCAGTTTCCGCGAGCTGGAGCCGTTCGACATCGTGTTCTTCGCCAAGGCCGGCGAAGAGGAACTGCGCATCGAGGCCTTCGGCTGCAAGGTCCGCGTGTCCAGCCTGCTGAGCATCGATCCCAAGGGCGGCGCGAAGAACACCCACAAGGTGCCGTTCGACGTCACCAGTCCGGATTTCATCAAGATCAACGGCGTGCCGTACCTGGCTGCTGCTGAAATCGAGGGCCTGACGTAATGGTTTGCCCGTTCGATCGTGCGCAGGCTCTGGAGCAGCGACAGCGCGACCAGGCCATTGCGGCCCAGTTGGCCAAGCCGCGAGCGAGCGGGCCGAGCCTCACCCATTGCCAGGATTGCGACAAGGAGATCCCGCCAGCACGCCAGGCGCTGGGTGGCATGACTCGTTGCGTGCCTTGCCAAACCCTGACTGAAAAGGGGCTTCGCTGATGAGCACCAATCAAGCTGCTCAGGACACCGCCATTGCGTTGGTAAAGGCATCGCCTGCCATTGGTGTTGCCGCCACGGGCGCGACCGGTGCCGTCGACTGGTCCGCAGTGGCCTACATGCTGACCGCGTTTTACATGGTGCTGCAGATCCTGCTGCTGATCCCCAAGTACCGCCAGATGCTGCGGGACTGGAGGGTCAAGCCATGAGCCTGCGCGTCAAGATCACCGCGGGCTTGCTGCTGCTCTGCAGCGGCACGTTGACCGCCTTCCTGGGCACTTGGGAAGGCAACGGCCAGAACGTGGTGTACGCCGACAAGCTGGCCACGGGTTTGCCTACGGTCTGCAAGGGCATCACCAGGCACACCAGCCCGGATCCAGTGGTGGTCGGTGAATATTGGTCGGATGCGCGCTGCGCCGAGGTGGAAGGCTTGGTCATCGCCAAGGGCCAGTTGAGCCTGGCCGACTGCCTGACCAACCAAGCGATCGGGCAGAACACGTTCGACGCCTTGAGCAGCCATGGCCACAACTTCGGCGTGCCGACGACGTGCGCGAGCCGTGCGGTGGGCCTGATCAATGCGGGCCGCATTGCCGAGGGCTGCAAAGCGCTGGCCTGGGCTTCCGACGGCACGACGCCGGTGTGGGCCTACGTGACCGGTGCCGATGGTCGTAAGACCTTCGTTCGTGGCCTGCACAACCGCCGGCTGGCCGAAATGAGGCTGTGCCTGCAATGACCATCAGCCCGCTGCGCCTTGCCCTGTTTTTGCTGGTAGTCGGACTGCTGACCTGGTGCGTTTTCGAGTACCAGGGCGACCAGCTCGTCGCTGCCCGCGCTGATCTGGTCGACGCCACTGCAGATCTGCACACCGAGCGAGAGGCGGCGCGCCTGGCCCGCGATCAGCTGGCAGCGCGGGACCAGCTCGACACCCACCATACCGAGGAACTGAACCGTGCCCGCGCTCAAATCAACACTCTGCAGCTTGCTGTTGCTGATGGCCGTTACCGGCTGCGCATCAAAGCTGTCTGCCCCGCAATGCCCGGTGCCCCCGGCACCGCCGGCCTGGCTGATGCAGGCAGCGCCGAACTCGCAGCAGACGCTCGATCGGATTATTTCACCCTCAGAGACGAGCTTGCCCTCAGCCGGCAAATGATCCTCGGCCTGCAGGACTACATCCGCCAGGTCGTGCAACGCACGCCGGCACAACCCTGACCCTTTGCAACTCAACCTTACGGAAACAACGACATGAGCGAAGTAAACCGCAGCATCACCCTGGAACGTGGCGACAAGGAATTCACCTTCAACCTGACCCCGCAGGTGATCACCAAGTACTTCAACGCCACCACCCAGGCCAACAAGGTCGCCCCGGCTCACAACCTGTTGATGGGCACCGTCAAGGACGAAGACAAGGCCGCACTGAAGGCGCTGCTGGAAAACCCGATCACCACCATGACCCTGGCCGGTGCGTTGCTTGAAGAGTATTCGCCGGACGTTGAAGTGATCGTAAAAAAGCCCTCGAACATGCCGAAGGCCTGACCCAGGACGGGCTGGGCCAGTTGCTGGCCCTGACCCAACGTTGGCTACCTGGCGCTGAGCCCACCATTGAAAGCATGGGCACCGCCAAGTGGCTTGAAGACGAACACTGGAGACGCATGGAAATTGCCGTCGCCAACGGCATTTCTACTGCCTTTAATGGATAACCCTGATGGCTGACCGTTCCGCCCGCCTGGCTTTCATCCTGAAACTGACCGACAAGGTCAGTGCCCCGTTGGGCAAGGTGAAAACCAGCTTCAGCGACCTTGCCGCCAAGAGCCAGCAGAACATCATTCAGATGGGTGCAGGCCTGGCCGGCATGGTGGGGGCGGGCAAGGCCATCACCGAATCATTGGAGCCGGCGCTGGAAGTGAACCGGGCACTGGGTGACATGCGCGCCCTGGGCACGACCGAAGACGCGCTGGCCTCCTTGAACCGGACTGCCCTCGAATTCTCGATCACCTATGCCGCCAGCGCCGCCGAATTCGTGACGTCGTCACGCGTCATCGATGGCGCGATCAAGGGCCTGGTCGGTGGCCAACTGGCGACCATCACGAGTGCCAGCAACCTGTTGGCCAAGGTCACCAAATCCGACGCCGAAACGACCGGCGCGTACCTGGGCACCATGTACAACCTGTTCAAGTCCGATGCGGACAAGATGGGCCGGGTGCAATGGGCCGAGCAACTGACCGGCCAGACCGCGCTGGCGGTGAAGCTGTTCCGTACCGATGGTGCCCAGTTGAAAGACGCCTTCAAGGAAGTAGGGGCGATCGCGACCCAGGCCGGCGTCAGCTTTGCCGAACAAATGGCTGTGGTCGGTACGCTGTCCAGCACCATGGAAGGCGGCGACGCCGGCGGGCGCTACAAGGCGTTTTTTGAAAACCTCAGTGCGGCTGCCGAGAAAACCGGCCTGAGCTTCACGGACGCCGCTGGCAATGCACTGCCCATGCTGCAGATCATGGACAAGCTGCAGGGCAAGTACGGCGACCTGACCAGTGCTGCTGCCGGCACCAAGCTGATGGAAGTGTTCGGCGGTGAAGGTGCCCAGGTGATCGGCGCGCTGGCCAAGGACACCGATCGGCTGCGCAACGGCATTGCCGAGCTGGGCAAGGTCCGGGGCCTGGAGAACGCCGAGAAGATGGCCAAGGCCATGGTCGACCCTTGGCAGCAGTTCGGTAAAGCCGTCGAAGCGCTACGCATCGCCTTCGGTCAGTCCCTGATTCCGACGCTGACCCCGCTGATGGATCGCCTGGTGGGCATTGCCAAGACCTTGACCCGCTGGACGCAGCTGTTCCCGAACATCACCCGCATCATCGGTATCACCACACTGGTGGTCTTTGGCTTCATCGCCGCAATGTCGCTGCTGACTCTGGTAGTCGGGGTCAGCAAAATGGTCTGGCTGGGCATGCTCACCGTGTGGAAGCTGCTCACCTGGCAGGGCTTCAAATCGATCGCCATGTTCCTGTTCCACACGGTCATGGTCGCGGCTTTCGTGGTCGGCCTGATCGGTCTGTATACCTGGATGGCGATCGTGCGCGTCGGCATGTTGCTGTGGCAGGGCGCGATCTGGCTGGTCAACGCCGCCATGCTGGCCAACCCGGTGCTGCTGATCGTGGCCGGCATTGTCCTGTTGGCCGCTGCCGTGGTTGCGGCGGTCGTGTACTGGGACGATTTGTGCACGGCGCTGATGAACACGACCGCGTTCCAGTGGATCAGCGATCAGATGGCCAAACTGTCCAGCTGGTTCGACTCGATGGGCGGCTGGTCCGGCATCGCCAAAACTGCCTGGGACAGCATCCTGTCCACGGTGAAGGGCGCAATCAATGGCCTGATCGAGATGGCCAACAAGATCCCCGGTATCAACATCGAAACCACGTTTGGCGATTTGCCAGAGCCGCCGAAGGTGCCCGATCTGCCTGGTCAAGTGGGCGCACCTGTACCGGGTCCACAACTGCCTGCAGTGGTGACCACAGCGCCAGCGGGCACCGTACCGGGGGCCAAAGTCGCCTCGGCAGCTCCCGCTCCAGCAAGCCAGCCACCTAAGCCCTTGGCTCTGGTACCGGCTGCCGTCGCTCAATCTGCGCGTGTGCAGGTTCCCGCACCTGCAGTTCAGGTCCAGCCGGGCCAGCCCATCAGCCTGCCGCAACCCAACGTGCTGCCCTTCAAACCGCTGCAGATGCCTGCTCCGCAGATCAGCCAGGCCGACCCGATCATGCTGCCGCCGGCATCGGCTGACCTGGCGTTTTCTATGCCGGCCAAAGCTGCTCTGCCAGAGCGCGTCGAGAAGGTCATCGAGCTGCCCGCCAAATCGGATAAGGGTATCGAGGCCCGCAAGGCGATCAACGCCAATACGTCGATCAGCCCCACCAAACCGCAGGCCGTCCCGAAAGGAGGACTGATGCAAAGCTTCCAGAACCAGAGCAACGCCATGAACCCCAACCAGCGCCCCGGCACCCACGTCGAGACACTGAATATCAATACCTCCAAACCGATGACACCGCTGGAACTGGAAAACATGATGGCCATGGCGGTGGGCGGCTGATGAGTGAATACGTTGATCTGTTGATCATGAACAACGACCTGGTACTCGATCCGGCCCGCCAGCCTCTGCTGGTGGATGACCGCGCCTCGATCGCTCAGGACATCGCGCACCTGATCCGCGAAAGCGGCCTGCTGATCACCCTGGTGGCCGAGCGCGACCGGTTGCGTCAGCGTGACTGCATTCAGCAGATGGAGCTGCTCGTCGAGGATGACGAACGCCTGGTACCAGGCACCGCGCAGATCGAGCAGACCCAGCCGGGTGTGTACCTGGTGACCGCCACGACCGTGAAGTTTGGCCAGGTGGAGATCACCTTATGACCGTCGACTTCAAAAAAGCGCTGGGTGACTCCGGCATTCCGACCACTGAGGCGCAGCTCATACAGGCCTGGGAAAAGCTGGCCGTCGAGCAGGGCAGCACGCTGACCAACACCAGCGCGTACAGTCCGTTCTGGCGGATCATCACGGCGCTGGTCACCAAGCCGGTGCTGTGGCTGCTGGAGTTCGTCAGCGGCACGGTGCTGCCGAATTTCTTCGTCAAGACTGCCGGCGCGCAGTGGCTGGACATGCTGGCCTGGGCGGTGAACATCGAGCGCAAGGCCGCGACGGTGGCCGTTGGTGAACTGCTCTTTACCCGCGCCAATACCGGTGGCGAGCTGGAAGTGCCGATCGGCACTGTCGTTCAGTCCCCGACCCTCAACGGTCATATCTACCAGTTGGTGACCACCGAGCCGCGCAGCTTTGAAGAGGGCCAGAGTCAGCTTGTGGTACCGGTCAAGGCCGTGGGAGCGGGCAGCGGCTACAACCTGGCACCGGGTTATTACGCGGTGCTGCCTCAGTCGGTACCGGGCGTTGTCCAGGTGGTGAACAATACCGACTGGCTGCAGACGCCTGGCGCGGATTCGGAGCATGACGACCAGTTGCGCCTGCGCGTGCGCAACCAGTTTTCGGCGGTCAACCAGTGGCATACCGACGCGGTGTACCGGGCGATCATCACCGGGTTTCCAGGTGTGGCAGCGGACGGTGTGTACTTTGAACACGGCGCGCCGCGTGGTCCAGGCAGCGCCAATGCCTTCGTGCTGTTCGACGCCGGCGTGCCCGCCGATACGTTCCTTGAGCAGATCAACACCCATATCCGCGACGGCGGCAACCATGGCCACGGCGACGATCTGCTGGCGATGGCCATGCCTGAAACCCTGCACGCGATCAGCGTCAACGTCTGGCCGGTGGCCAACCTCACCGTGCTGCAGCTGCAGACGCTGCAGGCCGAGATCGGGTTGTTCATCCGCGCTGCGTTCCGCGAAAGCACCCAGAGTGACTACGCGCCGACTCGCACATTCCCTCAGTCGCGTTTCAGCTTCAGCCGCCTGACAGAAGAGCTGCACGTCCAGTTTCCTGACATCAGTTCGTTGCGGTTCGCCAACAGCGACATCGTGTCGGCACTGGACATCCCGCGCATCACCACCCTGGCGGTGGCCCTGCAATGATCAAGCTCAAGCTGCCGTTCTGGCTCGAAGGGCTGGAGCTGACCAAGCTGGTGGCCACCGCCCAGCTTTGGTGGGAACAGGCCACCGAATGGCTGCGCTGGCCGTACCTGCAGTTCGACGCCGACACCTGCCACCTGTCCATTTTGGAGCTGTGGGCCTGGCAGCGCGACGTCACGCGGTTCCCCGCCGAGCCGGAAAGCCTGTTCCGGCTGCGGGTCAAGTACGCCTTTATCAACTCCGTGGACGCCGGCAGCACTGCCGGCTTGAAACGCATCCTGGAGCGCCTCGGCGTGGGTTATGTCGAGATCCAGGAACGCATGCCCGAACGCGACTGGGACGTCGTGCTGCTCACCCTGAGCGATTCCCAACTGTCCGAGAACCCCGACTTGCTGCGCGTGCTGATCCGTCAGTACGGACGCACCTGTCGCCGGTATGACTTCGTAACCATCACCCCGGTGCGGCTTGCTGTTGCCCTGGTGGATTTCAATGACGATCAGCAAACGCTGGTCGCCAGCCTTTAGGAGCCCTCATGGCTGCAAGTATCACCATCGCCGGCGAGAAACTGATCGCCCAGAAACAAGCGGCCAATCTGCCGCTGACCGTGGCCCGCTTCGTGCTGGCCAACGTGCCGGGCCTCAATGTGAGCGGCCCGGTCAATCGCGCAGGCGTGAAGCCGCCAGCGGCCCAGATCGTCTACACCGCGAGCATCACCCAGCAGGGCTACGTGAACCCCAACCAGGTGGTGTACAGCCTGCTGATGGGCACCGATATCGGCGACTTCGACTGGAACTGGATCGGCATGGAGACCAGCGACGACGTGCTGCTGTCGGTCGCCTACGTGCCGGTGCAACAGAAGCGCAAAAACATCCTGCCCGACCAGATCGGCAACAACGTCACGCGCAACTTCCTGTTGGTGTTCGACGGTGCCCAGCAACTGACTGGCATCAAGATCGACGCCAGTACCTGGCAGTTCGATTACACGGCGCGCATGAAAGGCATTGATGAGCGCGAGCGCATCAGTAACCGCGACATGTTTGGGCGCGCCTGCTTTTTCGGCTCTGGCCTGCAGCTGCAGAAGGTGGGCAATGCCTACCAGCTCAATCCCGGCGTGGCGTATGTCGAAGGTATTCGTCTGCAGCTCGATGCCGTGCTGCCGGTGACCGTGCCGTCAGTGCCGACCAAGGCTTGGCTGAATGTGGTGCTGCAGCGCGAACTGAGCGACGTTGTGGCCTCATTCAAGGTTGTGTTCGGTCAGGAAGCGAAGGTCGACTACACCGACAGCGCCTCGGCCAGGCACTACCTGGTGCCGCTGGCTGACATCACCGGTACCAGCAGTCTGGTCGACCTGCGCTCGATCGAGGCGATCGACAGCGAGCTGGTGAAGTACTTTGCTGCTCGGGTTGGAGACTATCCAGATCTGCGCGCCCGTGCCACGACCAAGGAAGACGTGGACCTGGGCAACCTGCCCAACGCGATCAGCGACGATCCAAACAGCAACAGCAGTGCCGTGCTGGCCACCACCAGAATGGTCAACGCCGTACGCACGGTAATCAACCAGGCGATCGCGTCGATCGTTGATGGCTCGACCAGCGTCGGCAGGGCCGTGCGCCTGGTTACCCCGCGAGCCTTCCGATTCAACGGTGCAGCCAGCGGCATCGGAACCTATGACGGCGCGAGTGATACCAATATCACCCTGACGCTGGCCGATAGCGGTGTAGCGGCAGGCACGTACACAAAAGTAGCCGTCAACCTGAAGGGTCTGGTCACTAGCGGCAGTAACCCGACAACGCTCGCTGGCTACGGCATCACCGATGCGTACAGCAAGGATGACGCGAACAGCAGTTTCGTGAAGCAAGGCGGTGGGCCTGACCAGAAGACCAACCGGATCAACATCGGCTGGACCGGCGCGATGCTCAAAGTGAGCGTTGACGGCACCGACATGGGCAGGATCTGGACTGAAACGTCATTTAACCCCAATGACAAGGCCAACAAGGCTACTACGCTGGCCGGCTACGGTATCGCCGATGCCTACACCACCACTCAGGTCAACGACCTGGTGGGCAGACGGGTACTGGCTGACTCCATCGTTCACGCCGGTTTTGCCAGCAACAACACCGACTATCCGTACTTCCGTCGCATCTCTGATGACAAGGTTTACTACCTGCAGCCGCAGATCGGTTACACGCCATTGCAGCAGGGTGGTGGTGCCGGCCAGAAGACGAACAAGCTTTATATCGGTTGGTCAGACGTCGGTCTGAAATTGACGGTCGACGCCACAGATATGGGCCGAATCTGGACTGAGCAGTCGTTCAACCCCAACGATAAAGCCAACAAGGCTAATTCCATCGCCGGCTACGGCATCACTGACTGTTACACCGCTGCTCAGGTCAACGCGCTGGTAGCCGCAAGGGTCGCCGCCGACTCAATTACCACAGCGGGTTTTGCCAGTGACAACCCGGATTATCCGTATTTTCGACGTGCCTCGAACGGGGCCGTTCACTACCTGCAAAAACGCCTCGACTACACGCCCGTACAGCAGGGCGGCGGCGCAAATCAGGCAGGCAATCAGTTGCGCCTGGGGTGGGCAGCTAACGGAACAGGTGTTCGGGCGCAAGTGGATAACACTGACCTCGGCCTCTTGTGGGGCGAGCAAAACTTTTACCGGCCCGACAACAACAACTTCCTGGCGGTTTCTATCACTGCCACTGAAGTGAGACTGCCCGCCGGCGGCACCTGGTGCTATTCGCTGATGCATTACTACTCGGGCGGCGCCGGCGTGATCGGTCGAAGTGGCCAGGCAGCTGGCGGCACCGTTATTTCATTCAGCGGCGGAAGCACCATTTACGGTTTCGCCTGGAGGTACGCAGCATGACAGACGTGACACTTAAAACCCCTGAAGAGGTCATGCCGCCGATTTTCGCGGCTCCCGAAGAGCCAGTTGCTTTGGGCGTGTCCTTCTCCGAGGTGGCCACTAAAAACGATGGCTCTTTCGTGATAACCGTTGCTGGCAACCGTTGTCATGTTACCCAGGACTACAACCCGCCGCTTTACCAGGCTGTTGTCGACTATCTGGACGCCGGTGGCCACTCTACCGAGTACGCCGAGGACATCGTTGTCCAGGCCGACCCGGCGTTGCTGGCCAAGCTCTGGGTGGAGCTGCGTTTGAAAGTCTCGGACAACCTGGTATCGCAGTACCGCGATGCTCGCGATCTGGGCGGTGAACTGCCGATCACACCCGAGCAATTCACCCAGCTGCTGACCTGGCGTCAGGCAGTGCGTGAATGGCCGCAGGTGCCTGGCTACCCGAAGGAGACCACACAGCCGGTTACCCCGGACTGGATTGAAGCGGTCGTGCTCAATGGCAAATGAATGGGCACCGATCAAACTGCAATGGCCGGTGCAGGCCACTCAGTGGATGGATCAGATGGCGGGCGCTCGTGACCTGATCCAGAGCGAAATGGAAATCACCGGCCAGCGTGTCTCGATGCTGGCCGATATCGCCACTACAAGTCCCGGTCTAATCGCAGGGGCCGCGAAGTCGGCCATCAGCGCCGGACGCGATGCGTTGGTCGCACAGTTTGAAAACGTCCCGTCGTGCATTGTCGTGACGCCGTTTCAGTACGGTGTAGGGCAGGGCAGCGGTGGTCACCAGCGCTTTCTGTCTGCGCCGAACCTACTGCAGCTGCTGGCCGACAAGCTGACTGACACCACCGACGCTGTGCGGCCGCAAGGTCAGCAAAGCGCCCTGGTACTGATATTCCTCGCGACGCGCCTGGATCAGCTCGCGGCGACGCTGGGGCGGTTCAACGTGGTATTGCCCATGCCCGACCTGGTGCGCGCCGAGCGCCGTGCCGAACACCTGGCCAAGCTTGAGGTGGAAAAGTGGGTCATGCCGATCGCCGGGCAAATGCCGCTCTGGAGCCAGTTGCCGCTGCAGCGGTGCCCGATCACCAAGCTGGCCAGCCAGTCCATGGCCGGCCAGCTGGCTGTACTTGAGGGCTATGCTGCTGACAGCTCGCCCATGGCGGACCTTGCAGATCTGCAGGCGCGAAAGAAGGCGCAGGCCCAGGAGCGCGATCAGCAGTTGGCCGACCTGAAAGCCCAGTTCACCAACAGTGCCGACGACGTATCGATACAGTCCCGGATGCTGGGACCGGGTGACCTGGGCCAACTGCGCCGCGAACTGCTCGAGGGCGAAGCACCGGGCCATGAATGGCCGCTATGTGCCGGCGCGCTGCTGGTGGGATCTGCAGAGAGCCTGAGCTTTGTCCAGGAACTGGTGGGCCTATGACGCTGCTACTCAACGGCGAACAGATCATCGGCCACCGGATGAAGCTAACGGCCAACCTCAAGATCGAGGCCGACGAGTTGGGCGGTCAGACATCGGGCACCGATAAGTCACACAAGGGTTTCAAGCCCAAGACGCTGACAGTAGCCCTGACGATCCCCTACAAGTCGCTCGATAACCTGAGCACCATCATGCGCCTGGCCGAGGCGACTGCAGGTGGTGGCCAGCTCCAGACCTACCGCATCGTCAATGACACGGCCAAGGCCTTCGGCATCCGGCAGGTGACATTCTCCGATGGGGTCAGCGCCCGTGAGGACGACACACTGGCTCAGTGGATCGTCCAGTTCACCCTGAGCGAGAAGCTATCCAACCCGGAGAAGGTCGAGAACCGGCGCGCCGGCAACGGCGTTACGTCGCAGTCAGCACCAGGTGACGGTGTTGCAGGCAGCGGATCGGCCACGCCTGAAGAGCTGACAGGCTTTGAAGCGGTGCTCAAGAAGGTGGACACCTACCTGGGCGGCACGCCATGAGCATGAAGCTGCACAAGGTGGTGACGATCGGCGGCGTGACCATGCCGCTGATCAATGACGATGTTCGTCTGGACCTCAAGAGTCCGGGACGCGCCACGTTCACGATCAAGGCAGGTGCCACCGTCAAAGGTTTGGTCACCTTCGATATCGGCTACAACGAAGCGGTCCTGCAGCGTCATTTCATTGGCTATGTCGAGCGTTGCACTGCCACCAACGGCATCGAGCAGGTGGTGCTGTGTCGCGAGTTAGCTGCGGTGCTGGCCAACCCGTTGCCCATGAACCTGCGCCATGTAGATCTGCGCGCGGTACTGGCCGATATCGGCAGCAAGACCGGCCTGCGTTTCCGGGTTCCGGATCAGGCCTACACACGCGTCAAGACGCCGTTTTTCTACAACCTGGCCGCTGGATACCAAGCGCTGGACAGCATGGCGCGAGTGTTCGGCATCAAGGACTTTATCTGGCAGCAACAGGGTGACGGCGAGATCTACGTCGGTGCCTGGGCTGACAGTTTCTTCGGCGCTCGGTCGCCGTTGCAGTTGCCGGTTAACCTTTTCGACGGTTATCAGGGCAGCCAGAGCGCGATGATCGCGGCCTTACCAGGCCTGCGACCAGGCGTATCAATCAACCAGGGCGAGCGGATCACGAACGTGACGCTGGCCGGCACACAGATGGCTATCAAATGGACGACGCAATCAAGCGCAGCGTAGAGCGACAATTCCCCGAACTCACTGGCGGCTATCACCTGCCGCGCTTCGCCAAGGTGGTGGCCGTGGCGGATGCGCCGGCCAGCGCTGGACTGTGTGACGACTTCCGCCCGCGCTTCTCGGTCGACCTGCAGGTGATGGGGCCGGACGGCGAGATTGATACAGCGCTGCCGGTACTGGCCGGTGTGCCGCTGCCAATGCCGGTAGGCGGTGATGAAATGGGTTTCTTTGCTTTTCCGGAGGAGGGCACCAGCGTGGTGGTGTGCTTCGCTTATGGCCTGCCGCACAAGCCCTATATTCAAACTATCTTGCCCCACGGCCTGACATTGCCGAAGGTCCCAAAGGGCGACCAGGTGTGGCAGCACAGTGACGCAGTGCAGCAGCGCGTCGACGCGGATGGCAACTGGCTGCGCAAGACCGACGGCAAGATCCAGGACCAGGCGATCGAGCGGGAAGTCGACGCCATGACGAACACCGAAAGCTTCCAGAGCCACACCAGGACAGTGGACGACCATTCGACTGAATCAGTGGGTGGCGTGAAGAAGATCGAGGCCCTGGGAGCGCTCAAGCTGCTGTCCGGCGGATCCGCGAGCCTGGCGGCAGTGGATGACATGCATCAGGCTACTGGTCGGGATCTGAACCTGGTTGTCGGGCAGAAGCACAACGCCACAGTGGGTGGCGACATGCATGAACGGATTCAGGGTTTACGCGAGAGCATCACTAGCAAGGGCCAGCGTCTGCAGGCTCCAAAAAACTGGGTTGGGTCAGGCAACATAAACATTTTTCAGGTCCTTTGCGACACGTTAGACCTGCTTGAACAGATGAGTGGCCAGATAGCAGCGCATGTTCATCCAAGGGCCGGCGACCCCCCAGTAAATGCCGAGGTATTCAGCTCCATCGGAGTGAGATCAGGCAAGTTGCTTAAAGATCTCAAGTCTGTGACTACTTAACAGTATTCACCCTTGATGCCCATTTCTTACCGTTCTGGATGATCTTTTCAACCAGACTTCCGACAGTAGTTGATGGACAGCCGTGTATGCACTGTTCGGACGCTCGCGCATCCAATAGCGCTTTAGCTCTATCAAGCGCTATTGGGAAACTGTCTTTTATCTGTCCGAAGTCAACTATTGCTTCACTGTCATGATCATAATTTGGCATTTCTTTTTTCAAACGCTTTTGTAGTGGATGTCTGCCATCCTGTCCACCATAAGCAGTTAGATGCAGCAACGGCCATAGTTCAAAGCAGGGATTTGAAAAGCCTACGTCGATCTTGCTCTCGAGAGCTATAGCTAAAGCTCGATCAATTTCAGGGTGCTCATCTTTATCAAATACTGCCCACACTCTAAAACAATGGTCGAAACTGTTTTTGGCTTTTTTCCCACTTCGAGCAGCTATAAGTTCCTCTTTAAGTTCTTTTGCCGTTTGAACTATAGTCATAGGGACGCCCGCCCCGCGCAATGGCTTTACCTTGACTAGCCCGTTTCCATAATAATCAGCGCAGTCTTCAAAATATTTTGGCTCTGTATTTTTTCCCTCGCATACAATATATATCTCTACTTTTGGATCAACTACGTCAGTTTTTCTCTTGAGCGATGGCGCGGGCGGTATATTTCGAGCCATGTTTACTTGTCTCCTTCTTTTGAAAGAGAGTCTAGGTTTTTGTAATTGTATTTGTTAAGGCCAAACATTGGTATAGCTCCGAATCGCCCCTCAATGTATCCTTTTTCAAAGTTGTCATTTTGACGAATTTTTATTGAGCTTAGAGGGTAAAGACAAGTACTTCCAGTCCCATCTTTCTCCACAAACCATATCTGATCTCTTCTGAGCAGTCCGGAGGTAAGGATATTGGTGTCGTGCGTGGTGAAAATTAGCTGTGCACGGCCAGGGTTGGTCTCGGGGCTTGAAAAAAGCTTTATAAGTTCGTGAGAGACTAGCGGGTGTAGTGCAATATTTAGTTCATCAACTATTAGTGTTCCACCATTTTCAAGCTTGGTGAACACTGGGCCGAGTATTTGTAATAATGCTTTGGTTCCAGAGCTTTCATATTCTAAAGCAATGGGGTAGTACTTCGCGTATTCGCCATAGTGTAAAATTTTTGCTTCGTTTGTTTCGTACGATTCAGGAAACGAAAAGTCCGAAAAATGTTTGGTAAAAATATTCTCAAACTCTTGTATTAAGAGCTGGGTTTTCTTTCCAGGAGCTTTCTTAGAGAACTCTACGTCCGCTATCCCTATATCTGCAGCCTGCATAAAATTCATTGCGCGTTTTCGCTGCGCTTTATCTGCTCCAAAATAAGCAAACATTTGTTCGCTAATGGAGGCGTTGTCTGAAACTGTCTCGAGGCGTTGAGAGAAGCCTATAGAGAAATAATCATATATTTTTGAAAGCTGTGAGTGCGCGTTTTGCGCCGCGGATGATAAGAATAAACTGTTGTTTCTTGTTAGTTTTGATATCCGTTTGTTGTCGCCCTTCAAACTTTTTCCAAAGTAGAATGAGCTTTCATCTGCCGCGTCACGATGGAAGAGAATGCTTCTAACTTGTCTTTGGCTACCAGCAGGAAATGAGAACAGCCATTCGCTGTGTACTATTTTACCATCGAGGGTAAAACCGTAGTGATACCTAATTCCATCGATAACGAAATCGGCATCGTATCGGGATACGCTGTTTCGGGAATTTTCATCCAAAAGGAAGGGTTGATAAGGAGTGCCTTGACGCGATGAACTTCCGTTTTGTGACTCTTTGATCGCTGTGACAAAAAACTCTAATGCACGCAAAATCGTCGATTTGCCAGCTGCGTTTGCGCCGTATATAGCTACGACTGGAACAGTGCTGAAAGCTTTGCTCTGATCAGCCGTGTCAGAGGACTGCAGCAGGCCTTCCAAGGATCCTTTCAACGGCGTAGCGACCAAGGAAAGTTCTTGATATTCGCGCACTGACAGATGGTTGGAGGTACCGAATCTAAGGAGCATTTTTACCTCAAGAAGCATTTTCTGAATTTTTTTGACAAAAAGTCGTCTTGGAAGACTACATCCGACCTCCGGAAGCCGCAAGGCTTCTTAGCGGAAGCTCATGGCTTGAAATCTAAAGCATCGGTATCGGCGAAAATATCTTCCTCAGAAAAGCACTTATCCCCCTCCCGCCGACGGGCTCCGCGTCCGTTTTTTGTGCAAATCCAGATGCGATGAAAGCACTACCCCAGCCCAGGCCAGCCGTGGGGTTGCGCAGGGGAGCGGCAATTGCACAACGTGCAAGCTTATGCAGAAAAATGTCAGCGCCTTACACAGTGAGCGACGGAGCGGTACAGATGGTGGCAAACCTCGGGGGCCCGGCCCGCTTGGGTGAAAAGTTGGAAAACCGAGGAGGAGGGTGGTTTTCCAAATCGATACCAGTCCTGAAGCGGCGCACCAGGGCATCGATAGCCAGATCAGGTCAAACCTCTACAACGCACGCAGGACGGGGGCTATAGCCGCACTCAGGATGCTATGACGTTGCACACAGTTACACGTGCTGGTGACGACCTGAAGACCTTAATCCGCTGCAGTCGGAGTTTTGAAAAAAGCCGTTTTAAATGAGATCGAATCTCAGGTATGGGAGGGTGTTTTCAAAAAGAGCGATATTAGCTATATGACCCTCGAACCTAGGCTGGAGGCCACGGTTTTACTGGCCTGCGCGTATTACATCGAAAGGTAATATGAAGCGATATGAAAGGTAATATTTTCCTGAAACCCCCGGATTCATTGGGTTTTAGGAAATGAAAATATAGCTTTAGTAAAAGGTAATATTATGGCCTTTGTATCGCTTCAATATTACCTTTGCCAGAAAGCGCTGAAAGCCACGGCCTGCAAGGGCTGCAGCCATTTTTCCCGAGCCGTATTACTAATATTACCTTTTTTCTGACCCCCCTCAGATTTTGAGCGGGGCACCCTGCACCGAGCGGTTGGCCAGGGTCTCGCGCTACTGCTTATGAGCGTCTGTAGCTGCGGTTGGAGTTCGACGTGGAGCGCGTAAGACAGGCCCGATCGGTGGCCTTGTTACGTGGCTTATTACGTCTGGGGGAAAAAACAAGGGCCTGCATCGCTGCAAGCCCTTGATTTATATGGTGCCGGCACCAGGAGTCGAACCCGGGACCTACTGATTACAAGTCAGTTGCTCTACCAACTGAGCTATACCGGCGTAATGGGCTGCGAGTATATAGAGTCTGATGCGCTTGTAAAGCCTAGCTGTCTGATTCAGTTGAAAAAAATCGACCATTGGCGCTTCGGGTCGGAGGCGGGCGGGTGGTAGTGCAGGACGTGTCCTTCGGTTTCGACGGATTGGTCTGTGTGATAGGGCGGATGGCGTTGAATTCGGGCGTTGATTTTGCCTCTGGCGCGCACAGCTTATGCATGAGGGGACGCTGGATTTTTAACCAGGTCTTGCACGCAGAGGGTTGCAGCCGTGGTGGCGATTTGGGGTGTGAACAGGCACCCATCCGACCCCACCATTTTTGGGCAGTTGCGGTGCATGAGGGCTTTGCATAGGCTTGTTCTCAACGGCCCAGGCTACTGAGTCAGCAGCACGGGTCGTTAGCTTTTCAGCCATGCAGATAAAGGACTATCTGATGAGTAATGCGATGGATCGTAACCGGGTTTGGGGTGTTGTATGCCGCAGGCTGGTCATTCGCTGAAGAGTTGTTGAAGGATATTTGCAGGTGCGCCTGGTCTTTTGGCTTTGCGCAGGGTGGGGCTGAGGATGGCTGTCTGAATCGCATGAATGTGCGTCTGGATGCTGACGAAGGCTTCATCGATGTTTCAAGAAATGCCCGGATCCTCTGGATTCGGGCATTTTCTTGTGTGCTGGTTGCTGTTGCGTCGGATTTGCACTGGAGCTACCGGTTTTTTGGCCGATACAGCTGTATCGAAAATGGCAGTCGGCCATGGACAGCAAGTGCAATGCAGAGAACGCCTACGCATTACGAGCTGCTGAGTGTTGCTCGCGATGCCTCTCCTGAGCAGATCAAGAAGGCTTATCGCAAGCTGGCGCAGAAGCTGCACCCGGACAGGAATCCAGATCCTTACGCCTCGGACATGATGGGCGTCGTCAACGCGTCTCACGATGTGCTGGCTGACCCTTCGCGGCGTGCGGCTTATGACGCGCAGCTCGCAGCCAATGAGCACAAGGCGCGTATCGATGCTGCGCGCCGCAAGCAGGCGCATGCAACGCGCGGGCAGGCGGTTCATGTGTATGCCGCCACTTCTGCCGCCGCAACTGCAGCGCCGTCTCAGGCGGCTCGTTCGGGACCGGCTCCCAAGTCCTCTTCCTATGCTTCTGCATCCCCCTCCCGTGACAGGCGTCGTCGCAGTGCGTGGCGTTGGGCGCTGTTGTTTGTGGTGTTCTGCGCGGGTGGGGCGTGGATGGGTTACGACCCGGGTGCAGGCAAGTCGTTTGTGCCGTCCGAGCCTGCGCCAGTTGCGCAGACGTGGGTCAAGCCCGCTCCTGCAACGCCTGCCGCGCCGGTCGAGGAGCCTGCAGCGAGCCCGGCGAAGCCGGTGGATGCGGCGGCGTCCGAGTGTGGCGTGGCGGCGCTTGATCCGATGGGCGCGCCGTGGCCGGACAAGGCGGGTTATGTGAAGGACATGCCGGTGCTCAAGGACAACGGCTGGTCGCAGATCACTGTGGATAACTCGGCGGGCGAGTCGGCGGTGTATGCCAAGGTCACGGATGCGGTGGGGCGCAGGGCGTTTCGGCATGCGTTTGTGCCGGCCGGGGCGGTGTTTACGTTCGCCAAGATGGACCCGGGGCTGTACCTGCTCAAGTACAAGATGATGAGCACGGGCTGTGCCTTTGCGTCGGGTCGGATTTTGCTGGAGGAGACGCCGATGGGCAGTCAGATCAAGTCCAGTGCCTACAAGCTGACGTTGCGCAAGCTGCAGAACCGCAGTGTGCCGTTTGCGCGGTTGAAGGATGATCAGTTTTAGTAGTGAGTCATTACAGGAATGCGGCGCTGCGTATTCAGTCTTCGCGAACAAGTTCGCTCCTACGGCCTTCGGCCAGAATCAAAGCGTCGTACTGTGAACTCACCTTTTGCAACGCTTTCAGGCCGGTTTTTGCAGGGCTCGTCTCTTTCTTTTGAAGGACATTTCCGAGAGAATCCCCGACCGCTTGCGCCCCCCTGTCCGGGCTTCTAATCTCCGCCCCGTCGCTGCCCATCAGCGATCGGGTTTAGTAGCCCGCAGTGAGTTAAGGCGTAACACAGCCGCGTTTCATCAGGCTTCGTCCTGATGCTATGGCGACTGTGCGCTTGGCACCTTCGGGTGCGCCGGTTCTTAGCTCACCGGTCTACTAACTCGCGTACAGTCGCCACCTTTCGTTTAGTAGCGAAAAGCAGCGACTTCATAGAAGGAGCTAAGCATGGTCAAAGTAACCCCCGATCCGCCCAACAAGCAATCCAGCAGTGCACCGGTCTTCGACAAGGCTGTGGTCAAGCGCGCCATGGAGTGTTACCTGCCAATCTCCCGAGCGGCCAAGGAACCCCACGACAGCAAGTCCGATTTCATCAGCCTGGAAGCCACCCTGGTGCACGCGCTGGATTTCCTGCGTTGCGCATCGGCCACCGCCCACGAACTCGGCGATGAACTGACCGGTTCGCAACGCGACCTGGCGTTCGCGTCCATGCACATGCTGGAAATGGCCAAGGTCATGGTCGAGCGCTCGCTGGAGTGTGTCGAAGAGGTCTGA